GTGTCCGTACTCAGGGCAGCAAAACCTATTGCTGTATTACGATCTGCATCTGTAAAGGCGTCACCAGCCAAGCTGCCTATAAGAGTGTTGCGAACTCCCGTGCTGACTGCCGCTCCTGCGTCATATCCAACGGCTACGTTGTAAGCTTCTGTGGCCGTAGTGAAGTTTTGTGCTGATAAGGCGGTGCGCCCTACAGCAACCGACTTGCTGCCTAACGTATCTGAAGTAAGCGCTGCATAACCGATAGCGACATTAAAATCCGCATCAGTTAAAGCATCACCAGCAAGACCGCCGAGGATGGTGTTCTTTACACCCGTGGTGATATCACGACCAGCGTGATAGCCCATCGCTACATTGTAAGAATCAGTATTTGTGGTGAAGTTTTGAGTTTTTAACGCATCAACACCCACAGCTACAGTTTTTGTGCCAAGCGTATCTGTTGTAAGTGCTTGATAGCCTATTGCTACATTGTTGTTTGACGTAGTAAGTGCATCACCTGCCAGACCACCAAGGAGGGTGTTGTATTGTCCCGTGGTGACTGCCGTACCTGCTTCGTGTCCAACTGCCGTATTGTAAGCATTTGCTCCTGCATTCAAGTTCCTTAGAGCAGAATCCCCGATAGCTACGTTGGCTCCATGAGCATCTTCTGTGAATAAAGCCTTGAATCCGATAGCAACATTACTATCGCCTGTAGTCAAAGCCGTACCTGCTTCATCGCCCACGACCACGTTGTAGTTGCCGCCAGAGGCTATGCTGTTACCTGCGTTGACACCTGCGCGGAAGTTGGAGGTGCCAGCGGTTGATGAAATTAAATCGCCTGAGTAAGTCACGCTGCCAGTTACGTCGATGCCTGTGGAAGTTGTGGCTAGTTTTTCTGCTCCGTTAAAGTAAAGCTCAACGTCACCATTTTCATTTCCCTTAATCATGGCCTCGCCATCATCAGAGGTATTAACTCTAAATTCCCCAGCTTGAATAATAAAATTTCCAGTACCGCTATCAACAAGTCTGCTATGGCTACCATCGTGATAAATCTGTAGGTCAGAGTCAGCGCCAAAGATGGCCTTAGCGTTGTCTGCAAACGTAGCGTTACCAGCATGTGCAGTTGTAGAAGCAAAATCTACAGCACCGTCAATGTCCACAACATCTAGGTTAGTGGTGCCATCAACGTCTATGTCGCCTGAGATGTCCAGAGAAGCCACTACAGCCGTACCTGTGAGCGTAGGTGCAGTTAGTGATTTATTCGTAAGAGTTTGTGAGCCAGTAAGCGTTGCTACTGTACTGTCAATAGCAAAGGTCACAGCGTTACCAGAGCCACTGGTGTCAATACCAGTACCACCAGTAAATGTAAGAGTCTCTGAGTCTAGGTCTATGCTCAGTGCGCCACCAGAATCTGCTTGGAAGTCTAAGTCTTCAGCAGTAATCTGTGCATCTACATACGCCTTAATAGACTGTTGAGAAGCAATACCTGTAGCACTGTTGGAAGACATATCATCTTCATCAAGGAATGCTTTACCGTCTAAGATGTTTAGTTCTGCCGCTGTGGACGTTACGCCATCCAGTATGTTAAGTTCAGCAGTAGTAGATGTTACACCATCAAGTATATTTAGTTCAGCAGCCGTGCTTGTGACACCATCTAGGATGTTGAGTTCCGCTGCCGTAGCCGTAACCGCTGTGCCATTAATAGAAAGTGCGTCAGTTTCCAACGTACCGTCAATGTCAGCGTCACCTGAAATGTCAAGAGATCCCGCATCCAGTTCTCCTGTAAGTGTAATGTTACGGAAGCTGGCTACATCTTTGTTTGCATCTACTGTTACAACTTTACTAGCTACTACTGTTCCTACGGCAGATCCAGTGTCGCTGTAGTTCAATTCAGCAGTAGTAGCTGTTACACCGTCTAGTATGTTTAACTCTGCGGCAGTGCTAGTCACACCGTCTAAAATATTGAGTTCTGCTGCGGTTGACGTTACGCCATCTAGGATATTTAACTCAGCAGCAGTAGCGGTCACTCCGTCCAAAATGTTAATTTCTGCGGCTGTAGAGGTTATAGCTGTACCGTCTAAGTTAATAGCGTCAGTGTATAGTGTACCGTCAAAGTAACCGTCCTTAAACTCTAAGGAGCTAGTACCAAGGTCTACGTCATTGTCCGTTACAGGCGCAATAGCTCCATCAGCCATTGTAAACTGTGCAGTACCTGCGGAACTAAATGCTAAAGTGTCCGCTGCGCTAAAGAAAAGACCAGTGTTAGTGTCACCTGTGTTTGTTATGGAAGGATCACCAGCAGTGCCATCAGGAAAAGAGACTACGCCTGTAAAAGTAGGGCTAGCTGTGTTTGCCTTAGTTGCGGACGCAGTTGCAATATTGTCAAACTCTGCATCAATCTCAGAGCCTTTGACAATCTTATTAGCATCACCAGATACTAAAGAGTCTTTAGCTGTAAAGTTGGTTGTCTTTGAGTAATTTGTCATACTAATTTACCTATGAGTGCTTCAGTCTTTAGTTCCTGTATTGACAAAGACCTTCCATTAATTATTGCGTCTACCCCAATAGTAGCAACTGCCCCTGATCCTGTAGATTTTACTTTAGCGTCCTCTACAATAATAGAGGCACTGTACTCTGCTTCACTTGTGTTGTACTCAGCAACCCCGTACTCTGCTATATTAGAGTTTGATATTGTTAACGCTTGTTTAGTGTACGCCTCTGTGTAGTCGTAGCCCCAGTTAAGAACAAGACTACTACCTTGACCGCCAATAACCTTAAAAGACAGTTCTTTAAGTATTTTAAGTCTTGAAGGATCACCAAAAGCCAGAGGCTGTGTGTAATACTTCATTGTGTAGGGGCTGGTATCGTCTAAAAATTCTGAGTATTCGTTGATACCTTTTTCTGTACCTAAAAATACTGTACCGTCTGACCCTATACTTCCACAAAGTATTTTAGTAGAGGGCCAAGTAGTAACTCTATTACTACCGTCTTCTAAAGTTCCCCGCATATCGAAACAAAAAACAAGAGAATTAGAAGGAAAGAACAAAAGATAAAAAGCATTCTCTGGACTATATATAGATTTTATATTACCTGTTTCTGACCCTGTGTTGCGTATAATATCGTCACGCACATTTTTAGAAACATTCCCAATTGGGTTTGATTTCTCCTGTATAGTTCTTCCTAAGCTACGCACACCAGAGTCGGACAGGAAAATTAAATCAGTTCCTGTGTCCTGTACACTGTCTCTAGCTATACATCCAATGCCTGTTATAACATCAGACAATACCATACTTGCAGGAGCAGAAGCGCCTGAGTACAGTAGTATACTTTGCTTGCCAAAAATAACTAAAAAGTTGTTAAACTCTCTAATAGCTACAATTTCATCAAACCCTGTAGGCCAGACTGTGGTTAAGTCTAAAGATCCTGACGTACCCCCTGTCCAATCGTCACCATCAAGAGTGTCGGAAAAAAACAAAGTGTACTTGTTGCCTGTGACATCCCCAGCCCAAAGCCTACCAAACGCAGCACATCCTTCATTAGCATCAGGAGCATCAGAGGATAATACCCCTATAGTCCCTGCGCTTGTAGTGTACTCTAGTGCGTCATGTCCTCTCTGAAAAAAGTATGCGTCCCCATTAAACGAAACTATTTTCCAGTTGTTGGCAGTTATCGTCATGCTGTTTGTTACATCAGTCAATGACGTAGTGCCAGTAAAAATTTTGTTGTTGCCTGTTGAGAATACTATTTTAGTACCATCTCTTTTAGTAAACTCAAACACGCTTTCTATGCCAGCACTAGACCCTAGAGGGGTAGTAGAGCTAGTAAGTTTTTTTATTCCCTGTCTGGCACCTATCCTACCAAACTTATCAATGACAGCATTTTCTGCAATAGATGCAAAGGATGAGTCTTGGTTGACAGGAGAATCCTGAGTGTTTAACCCACGAAACCCCGGCGCTCCTACATATATGCTTTGTCTTTGTTGTGCCATTATGCGGGTCTAAAAATAAATTCTTCAGGGTTCTTATATGCGTCTAATGCAATCTCGTCTGATAAATGACGATCTGCAATAAGGAAGTAATCTTGTGCAGTTGTACCTCCAGTTTCTCCTCTTTCTCTCGCCAACAAAGCTACAGCCGCATGTACAATAGGATTAGATGGTATTGCAGTTGTGTCTGTGTCGTTACTCAGTACGCCTTCTCTAGCTATCAAATCAAAGCGTAAAGAGTAAGAAGCGTCTGGAGTTGGGTACACAGTAACTTGTGTATCTCCTGAACCGTCTACTCCTGAGTAAGTAAAGTAAGCGGGTGCGCCGCTAGTAGATCCAGCGTTATATACTGCATTGTTTACCCAAGTAGGTGTTTGGTAAGTAATAAAGAAATTAGATGTGTCGTTAATAACACTATATATTTTAACACGTTCTCCTGCATTTGTCAAGCTATATTCTGAAGTTCCTGCTGATGCTGAAACAACTACTGTAGTCCTGAGTGCAGACCAATCGTGTGCATTCTCTACCTGTGTCTTTGCGTCATTTACAAAGTCACCTACCATCTTAGAGTACGCTGTGTTAGCTACTGCCGACACTTCATCTTCACGTAAGCGTCTAAGTACGCTGTTCACTAATGTTAAGTATTGTGTACTCATCCTATTATGTTCCTAAATAAACTGGGTGCAAACTCTGGTGTTTCGTACATAGTTGCTCTTTGTACTGCTTGCGGTGCTTGATATGTAGGAGTAAACATATAGTCTTCAAATAAAGTTTTAGTAACTCCCTGTGGTCTTAACATACCTGCTGCTAAGCCTATCGCTAATCCTGCTCCAGCGCCTACGCCTGATCCTGTGCCTGTACCATCTCCACTCCCATCGCCACCGCCTGTGCCGCTTCCTGTGCCTTCTCTTGTGCCTGTGCCTTCGCCTACATCACTAGGGTCACCTATCTCACCAGCGCCAGCACCGGGAGTACCAGAAGCGCCTGTACCTGTGCCATCGTCACCAGTTCCGGGCTGTACTGTTTCTCCTGTGCCTGTGCCCGTACCTGTCGCTGCTCCAGTACCTGCTGTAGCAATAGTCGGATCTTCTGTTCCTGTTTCAGGTTCAACAGGAGTGGCTGATGTGGGGTATTGCTTAAAATAATCTGTTAAGTTAGCAACCCAAGAAATAGCATCAAGAATATTAAAATCTGAATCAAATACGTCTGGAGCAGGTGGCCCTTGAGGTAGAGTTTCATATACTGCGGGGCCGCCTGAAATCCATTTATCTAACTCTCCTTGTAAAGCAGCTTTAAGATTAGGATCTGTTTCTAAATTAATAGCTTCTTTTAATTGAGCAGCTATAATATCTGTAGAACCTGTTTCTTCTCCTAATTCGCCAGCGCCTTCGCTTCCCCCTGCACCAGCACCTCCACCGCCACTACCGCCAGCACTGCTTTCTTCTTCTGTAGTTTCTGTTACTTCTGTTTCTACAGGTGGCTCTGGAATTTCTGGAGGCGGTACTTCAGGTTCAAAAGGATCTTTATACTCTATATTAACTTCAGATGTTACTTCTGGAGGATCAGCTTCAGGAGGTGTTACAGTTTCTGATGGAGTAGCTTCTACTTCTGTATAGGCTGGTGCTTCTTTTTCAGCGGCTGCTGCGGAGGCTTCGTCTTCTATTATTTTATCTGCTCTAGCTTTAGCTTCTGCAATTGCTTTAGCTTCATCAGTTAATTCTGAAGTAGCTCCTTCAATAGCCTTATTAACACTAGAATCTGTAGCGGCTGCATTTGCAGCAGCAGTCTCAGCGGCTTCAGCAGATAAAGAGTCAACAAGTTCTTTCTGAGCATTGTCACCCATACCGTCGCCATCAGTGTCTTGCCACTCATTAGCGTCATTAGGAAACAAGTCTACAACATCGTATATACCGTCACCGTCTGTGTCGGTGGTTCGTTCTATGCGTCGTTGCTCTTTGTCTTCTGCTATTTTTTGTCGTACTGTTGCTTCAGCGGCTCTAGTAGCGTTGACTTGTTCTACTCTGTAAGCGTCTTGAGCGTCTTTATAAGCACCTGCTTGTGCCTTTTTAGCGTCTTCCAACTCAGCTTGTGCTACACTAGCAGCGGTTCGTGCTTGATTTACTTTATTCTGCGCGTCTAGTTTAGCAGCGTCTGCTCTTTTCTTAGCATTTCTATAAGCAAAACTACGTGTTCCGTACCGTCTAGCTACATAACTAGCATAAGAATCTGCGCTAGCTACGGAAGCATCTGTTTCTTCTATGATAGCTGCTACGTTGTTTGATGCAGCTTGTGCTGTTGTTTCTGCTGCGGTAACCGTAGCGTTAGCAGCCACAACAGTTTCATTATCTTCAGGTTTAGTTAAACCATCTACAGCAATAGCTACAGCAGCAGCTACGGTTGTATTGTCTTCTTCAGTAGTTTCTTCTGGTTTTTCAGCGTCTGCGTTTGCAGTAAGGCTGTATATTGCATTAGGGTTAAAACCACCATCAGGGCCAGCGCCGGGGCCGTTGTATGTAATTCCTCCTCCCGGCAAACCGCTAGCTGTAGATAAACCTTCTACAACTGCTCCTACACCAGCGGCTACTGTACCTGCTTTAGCTATTTGACCCAAAGTAGGTATTTGTACTATAGGAACTCCTGCTGAAGTTGCACTTGCTCCTGTAACGGAAGCAACAAAGTTACTAAGAACTGTACTTGCTGCCTCTGACCCTGCTTTTAACGCACTTGTTAAAGTGCTTACTACGGAAGAACCGCCTGTCTGAGCTACTGCGGCAGACGGTGAAACTGTTACAAAACCTGTTGTTGTCCCTGATGCAGCAGCGGCTGCTTTTACAGCAACAACTGCGCCAGTAGCTACTAAAGCTGCTGCTATAAACGGTGCAGCGTCTTCCAGTGGAGAAGTTTTTTCTGGCCCTACAGCATCTCTAGCAAACGTGCCGTAGGTTCCTACCTCTCCTGTTTGAGTGTAGTACGTATTGCCGCTGCGTTGAGTAGAGTGCAGTATGTTCTTTAACTTACCGCCATCTTCCTGTTCTTGGTAGTAAGCAGGAGTAGTGCCTAAATTTAAGTATAAAGTTTTACCGCCTACTTGTGTTGTAGTGGGTATGCCTTCCTGCTCAATGTACTGTGTAACTGCATTATTGTGGTCTTGCATTGCAAGAGCGTATGCTTCAAAGTTAGAGTAAATAGCGCCGGGAGTTTTCTGTGCTTGGGCTAGTCTCTGCTGTCTGCGGCTTTCTCCACCGTCTCCTGTTTCTAAAGGGACGTACTTAGGCTGTAAAGCAGAAAAAGTTTTAATCTGCTGTAGCTGTTCATTGGTTAAAGGAGTATTGTTATTCCCGTCAGTAACTTGATTAGAGGCTT